TACAATGGTTGTGATTGTGATTGGTTGTCCAGTATTACCCTCTAATACTTGTCTAATTTCTTCGTGGACTTCTTCTAATGGTTCGTGTCCTGATGATACTCCACCAAAACCTTTGATTGGTTCACCTGCTGGTCTGATTAATGAATAGTCAAACTCAATTGGTGCTTGTCCGTGAAAATAACTTTCTAATAATAGTTTTAATGATTCTACCCAACCTTCACGAGTGTCTGGGATTTGGTATTGTTGTGAATCTCTTTTGATTTCAACACCTTTAACGATAATTTCCCCCGCTCCTTTTGTATCAAATCCTACACCAACACCTAACATTGATGCGTCCATTAAGAAACAAAATGGTTTTGCGTAATCATCTTTAATTGTTTTCGTGGATACAAATGCACAATTGTTTAGTGCAGCATACAATCCTTTTTCTTCTGTGATTGCTGTTCCCATAGCCCATAAACCACGACCTGGTGGTAAAAACTTCATATTGAAAATTCTATCATACATTTCTTGTGCAGATTTCTGTGCTTGCCAAGGATTCCAACCTAATTGATGACCCTCAATATGGTTCATCTGCATTGTGTAAGTTCCCTCAACTACACGTTGGACGGTTTCCCACCATCTTTCATTTTTTCCGTCTTCTTTAATTCTTGAATAGGTTCTCATATAAACTAATTCACCTAATCCGTTGAAACCGAATGGTGCTTTTTTTCTTTTGTACTTACTGATGAAGTTTTCTGATAATTTAAACATTTTATTTGTCCTTTATTTCTCTTTATTTTCTCACGATAATAACTATAATATATATAGTTTTAAATCAAGGATTTTTTAAATTCTTTGAAGTTTTACAAAAATAATCTTAGAAGTTTTATTCAAACCCACCAGCGTCAAAATCTTTCTTTTTTTGAGCTAATGTCTTTCTTAAATATTCTTCAGAATTATTCATCTTACCTTGAGTTTGTCTACCCTCTTGTGTGTTGGTTTCGTATATTTGAATAAAACCCGTGTTGGTATTAATGGTTGCCGGAAAGGTTAATCCGTCAGGCCCAAATCTATTTTTAATCACGTGAAATCGACCAGTATTTGCTATCTTGTCTTCTACTTTTCTTGACATACTCATCACGAAATCCGCAGTCATCACTTTTGAATAATCCTCAGATACTTTGTCTGCTCCAATCACATCTTCTTCTAAAGATGAACGATTTGCTTGTGAAGCAGTCCATATCGGAATATCAAACTCTCCTGCGACTCCTCTTAATTCTTCATAAATCAATCCTATTGAGTGTCTTTTTTCACTAAAGTTCTGTGTTGATTTCATAATATCTGCATAGTCAACCAATACCATATCTGGTTTTATACCTTGTAATTCACATTGTTGTAAGTGTGCCGTGATAGTATTGATTGATGCGGTTCTTGTTGGATAATATTTAATTACCAACTCACCTTTTAATTGATTGATTTTCTTTAATACCTCTTCTTTATGATATTGTAAATTTGCTGTTGGTTGTCCTGATACAATGGTATCATATCGTAATCCAACATATTGTGCATTTAACTCTAATGTATAATGTATTACGGTTTTACCTTGACGAACTGCGTCTGCTCCGATTGCTTGAAGTGTCCAAGATTTACCAATACCAGCTGGTGCTACAATTACACCTAACTCACCACCGGCTAAACCTCCGTCCATTAATTCATTGACACTATCCCATTTCGTAGGAACACACTTTCTTGATTGTTGTGTTAATCGTTCTTCCAATCCTGTAATGTATTCGTGTCCGATATCTCGTTCGATACCAGCGGTCATCGCAGTATCAATTACACCTTTGATTTTATCATATTGTTGAGTATCCAGTAATTCTACTGATTCCATAATTGCTGCTTTAATAACTTGATTACGACAAAATTCTATGGTTTTTTCTTGAACAAATTCTAAGTCTGGTGATTCTCTGTGGTTCCAAGCGTTTCTTAATGAATCCACTACTGATGTTTTTAATGTGTCGTTATCCACATCATCAATGATAACTTTCATTGCTTCCATTGTTGGTGGGATTTTGTAGTGGTCAAAATACTTTTTAATTTCTTTAATCAAATATTTGTTTGAGTCTGCGTCAAAATAACTTGTTTCCAATATATCATACACGGTTTTGATAAACTTGTTGTTCAACAACAATGATGCGATGATTTTTGATTGGAAAGATGTTCCGTATTGTATTAGTGATTCGTTTTTACTCATAACCTTTAATATTAAATATCAAGTTCATTGTACAAAGATGATGCTTTTTTTTCATATAATTCATTTTTCTTTTTTTGTCTATATCTTTGACGAGCTTTCTCTTTTATTTCTTCTTTATTTCGTTGATAGTGGTCCATTTGCCACTTTCTTTGAGCGTCTCGTCTTTCTTTTTCAGTATGATATTTTCGTTTTCTACCCATTGTGAGTTTTTTCTGCTATATAATTCATACGATTAAATGTAGTTGCTAACCAACTATTTAGATTAGGTAATGCGGTATACATTTTATCCTCTAAGAACATAGTTTGGAATCTATGTTTGATTAGTCGTTGTATTGGTCGTTCTACTATTTCTTTTACTTTTAATTTTTGTTGTCCTGATATGATTCCGTCCTCTAAATCCATAAGAGTTTTGTTCATATCTAATAAATCTTTTGATTGTAATATCTTTTCACACAATGGAACTTTCTGTGTTTCGGCACTTCTGTAAACATCATCTAATGTGTGTTGGTTTTCAGTTGCCATAAATGGAAATAACTTGATTAAAGTTTTCTTTCCAATACCATTTACTCCTGGTATTCCGTCTGATTTGTCTCCGTCAAACATTCTAAATAATAAAAAATTCTTTGGGTGTATTCCGTACTCGTCAAATACTTTGGTTTCATCATACATTTTTTTCTTAGTAGGTGAATACACCCTTGTGGTCTCGTCGACCAGTTGTAAAAAATCTTTGTCTGTTGAGACGATTGTAGTTTTGTTTTCTTTGTAAATATGTTTAGACAAATAACCAATCACATCATCTGCCTCACAATTCTCCATATTCATAATCGATAATGGTAAACACTCTAAGTATTCCACTACACGATTAAGTTGTCGTATCATCATCTTTTGTTCTTCATCACGAGTTAAAAAGTTGTGAGCACGATTTAAACGATACGACATCTTTCGTCCCATTTTGTATTCTGGGAATATCTTTCTACGGCGATTAGACCCACCTTTACCATCAAACACTATGATAGTTCGTGTAGGTCTAATCATATTTATATTGAACGCTAATGACCTTAAAAAACCAACTATTCCACCAATGTGAATCCCGTCCTCATTGGTAGTCGGTATGGCTGAAAATACTCGTATGAATAAATTCATGCCGTCAATCAACATAACCGAGTCATTAGGTTTGCCTATATCTAAATCGCCGCCAGATTTTTTGATTTCATCTAAGATAGATAAATGTCTTTGGTTAGTCACCAATTACCTCATCTGTAAACTCAACATCATCTATGCCTCGTTTCTCTTTATATTTCAGTATAGATTTTTCACAAATCAACTGATATATATGTTCTCTTAGTTCATCATTTGTTGAGATGATTTCTTCCCAATCTTTTGATTGGAATTTAATTTCCTCTCCGTTGTGGTCTTCAAGTGTATACCAAGAACCTCCCACCTTTACAAGTTTGTGTTCTTTCATTACACTTAACCAACCACCATAGTTATCAATACCTCTATCAAAATACATATCGTAGTCTGCGTGTCGTAGTGGTGGTCCTAATCTATTCTTGACAATCTGTGCTCTACACTTCATACCCAATACATTTTTTGCTGTATCTTTAATTTGACCCATATTTTTTAATCTAATACGAGTTGAAGCGTGGAATGGTAATGCTTTTCCACCACTTGTTGTCCAAGGGTCTCCGAACATTACTCCGAGTTTTTGTCTTAATTGATTAGTGAATACCAATGCAACATTTTCTCTACCGATAAGTTGAGTGATTTTTCTCATTGCTTTTGATATAATGATTGCTTTTGATGTAGCGTATCCGTCTTTATCGAAGTCGGCATCCATTTCAACTTTTGTTGAAGCTGCTGCTAATGAATCAACCAAGATTGTTACACATCTATCTTTGTCTGATTCTCTAACTTTGGTTACGATTTCTTCGATAGCTTCGAATATTTCTTCTACGGTTTCTAAGTGTAAGTATAACATTTTGTTTAAGTCTAAACCGATTACTTCCATAAACTCTTGACTGACTGAAGTTTCAGTATCAATATAAACTGCTACTCCGTCTTTCTTTTGAGTTTCTGCAAGTATGTGAGCACCAAGTAGTGATTTACCACTTGATTCTAATCCGTTTATTTCTGTTATACGACCGACTGCGATACCACCATCTGGTCTATTAGATATAGCCAAATCCAATGTAGAACTACCTGTTGAGATGAAGTCCTTAATATCTGTTGGTGTAGTATCGCTTCCGTCTAAGAAATATGCTACTTTGTTCGTGTCTTTGAATTTTTTATTCAAAGAGTCGGCTAATGTATTAGCCAATACATCATTTACTGACATAGTAGTCTCCTAATTTATGAATTGAATAGTTCGTCAAAAGCTTCTGATGTATCTTTTACTTTTTTAGTTTCCATAGTAGAAGTTTCAGTTGCTTGTTGTGGTGTTGATTCTGTTGAAGAATCTTCACTTGGGTTTAACCATTCATTCAATACATTAGTCAAGTCATCATAAGATTGTTCTTGATAGATGTCACGAATGTCCTTTTGAGATGATTTTACTTTTTCAAGTATAGTTGGGTCATCTGAAATAGGTGTTTGATTAGGTTTTACTCTAATCTTTGTTGTAGGGAAACTCGCACCACTTTCCTCTGCTGAAATAAATTCAACAACTACATCACGACCATTTACTGGGTCTGTAATGTCCCCGTAATCTGGGTCTGCGATGATTGAAAGAAGTTCTTGGTAAACCGTTTTACCGAATCCCCAAAATCTAACACCTTGTGATTCTTCACCTCTAACGATAACTGGTGCAAAGGTTCTCATCTTTGCTTCCAATTTTTTAGATAATTGATAATCTTCTTTATTACCACTTGCTTTGAGTTTTTGTGCGAACTCTTCAATTGGGTCTGGACGACCAAAACTGATTGGTGATAAATAAGAACGATTGTTCAGATTATAGTGGAAGAATAATTCAATAAAAGGATTGTCTTTATTAAATTCATAAGGCACTACACGAATTTGGGTTTTACCTGGTTGTGGTTTCCAAAGACTTGATGTACGATTGTTTGTGGTCTGTAATTGACCGAGACGTTTGCGAATTGCATTTAAGTCCATTTTGTATCTCCTATTTTTTATTTGTCATTTGTTAATTTTCACTTTCGTGAGTGAAACCTTTATTAATACATATATAAATATAAACCTAATTAAGAAAAATGTAATTTATTTTAAAAAAAAGAGAGCCGTGTTTTTAAGCTTGTAATAAAAGGTGGAAACTAAAAATCGTGGCTCTCTCTAAATTTTTGGAATTTTATAGGGGATGCGAGATTAATGATTACTCACAATTTCCGTCTTGGATTTTACTAACTCTATACTTTATATCTATCAGTTACGATAGTTCATCTCAAGGTGGTTATTCCTCATTGATGTGAATACAACTTCTATATAAATGCTTTATCTCTCCAAGTTTAGATTGTTCAGCCATTAAGTAGGATTTCAGTTTTACCCTTACCCACAATAGAGTCATAAGAATCATCTTATGTTTTTTACGGAAATACATTAGACAATATCTGTCGATATAGATAATTAGAATATCTACCAATTATCAAGTCACCACAACTTTGTCTCAGATTGCGATATAGGCTTCAAATGTCTACCTATTATTCTGCCAATCCCATAGAAATATCCGTCGATATTTCTACTTTTCCAAATTCCAAATTGTCAAAAAACTAATACTAAAACTACTTAGTATATTTATATATATAAAACAAAAATCCCAAAATGTATTTTTTTTGAGATTTTTTTTATTTTTTTTCTAAGAAGTTCTTTTTACAGCGTCTTCAGAAATTTTTCTCATAACAATTTCTTCTTCAGACCAAGAACGAACTTCAGAAACACTATTTTGTATTTCAGCTTTCTTTTCAAAGAACTCTTTAAAATCTGCCCACTTCTTTGTATTAGCAAGTCTGGTAGATTTATTAGCCATTGTTTTGATTTTCTTAGATGTCAATGTTTTGTTTTTAATTAAAGAATTCCTTAATGCTTCCACATCAAGAGTCATTGTCATCTTATTCTTATGTCCTTTTACTTGTCCAACTACTTTTAGTATCATAGTTGAAACTCCTTTCGTTAAATTAAAATAAAATAAAAAATTAAAATTTTCGGTAGTAACGAACCTTTTCATCTAAATCGAATCTTCGCGTTCTCTCATCACCCCTTGACACCCAGACTATTGTTTTTCGCCACCAGACTCCAAGTCAAGTTTCCAAGACCAGTATCTAATCTGATGTTTGTGCTCCCGGCATATCGGAACAAACCACACTAAGTTTCCAAAGTGATTCTGTTTGTTTTGTTTACCTAACCACCTGTCTTACCGCCGTTAACATCGCCCCGTTGGACACGATAAGATTTCCGTGATGAATTTACTACCAATTTTCAAAAAACTTACATAATAATATAAGAACAAAAAATGAAAAAGTCAAGCTTTTTCTCAACTTTTTTTTCCTACATCAATTATCAAAAAACTTATATACTAATATACAAACATTTTTTGACAATGTCAAGTGTTTTTTTTTATTTTTTCCAAGAAGTTGTATCTACGATTTGGTAGATTTTGGTAGGGATTTTTTGTAATCCCATTTCGTTTGTCAGAAGTAATGTATTGTTGAACTCGTTCCAATCCACCATATAAGATTTGTCCAGAACTCCTCCGTTCTTTTCTCTGATAACTTCGTTTAGTGCGTTGATTGTGTAGAGTGTGTTGGATTGTTTTTTTCTGTGTAAAGATATGGTATCAATAATGCTTTCTTCATAATCGTATTTGTATTCTATGTTGTATGTGCAGATTAACTGACCCAAGTCGTTTTCATTTTGAAACACATATACTTTTTCATACAAGACTTCATTACAAGTGATAATGATATCCAAGGTATCGTTTAATCTTGGTTTAGAAGTAAAGGTACATAGTAGTTGAGTTTTCATTATCTTCTAAATGCTCCAAGTAAATCTGACCAATCTGATTTATTCAATTTATAATCTGATGTTGTGTCTGGAAACCCATTCATTTGTCCTTGTTTCCACCTGAACATAATGGTTATGGAACCTACAACACCAGTTTCTTGTGTACCAACGTGTAGTATAAATGCATAACCACTTCCACTACCTCTGGTTTCATAGTCTGCAATAAATTCATCTTCTGATAATGTTTGATTATAAAGTTTTTCACTCGGAATAAACCAAAATGTTTTACCACCTTTTGCTGCATAGAATAAACTTGTATTTCCAATACTCAATTGTCTTTTAAATAAGTTATGTAATCCTCTTCTAATATCGTCATCATATTCATTTGAAAATTCTTTAAAAATATTATCAAAATGTTTATCTCTTAGATTGTTCCATTCCATACCATAATCTTCATATATTTTTCTACAAATATCTCTGAATTTTGTTTTATTGATTTCCATATCAAGAGCATTATTTAAAACTTTCAATTCATCTTTTGTTATGGTTTCTTTTTGGAACCCGTCCCAAGTTTCTTTTTTATGTTTAGAAAATATTTTTTTAGCTTCTTCTTTGTTATCACCTTTGATTTTGTTATTAAATGTTTTTTCAACTAAATTTACCCAATCTTTACACATAGCATCCCAATGTTCAAGATAATTATCTAAGAAGTATTTAGAATTAACATTTGGTAAACCTAACGCTTGGAAAAATGTATTTACGGTAAGATTTTTTAATTGACCCTTTCCTTTTTTCAATGATACACCAACTTCGCCATAACCACTAAAATTAGCACCAATATCACCAGCACCAAATCTTGATGCATCGTTAGTTGGTCCAGTCCATAAAACTTTTTTACCCCTTCCAAGATTCTTTACAATGGAATTACCAAGTGCAATAGCGTCTGAAACTACGCTTTTATTTGGTATAACATCTTTCGTTAAAAATCTGGAATGTGGTAGTTTCATAACATCAGTAGGTGTAGCACCAGAACCTTTTACTGCAGTTATGGTTTTGTTATCAAAAAACTTTTTTACATCTTCACCGGTTTTGAAAGGCCCCTTTTTACCAGCAACAACAATACCTGTTATTACTTCGTGGAAAAATGTAGTGGATGATGTATCTCCTTTTACTTCATTGATAGTGGTCTTTTCTGTTAGGTTTTTTAATAACTCCATACGAGTATCAACTGACCAATTGTGTTCTTTTAAAATGTCCCACAATTTCATTAAGTGTTGTTCGTTGGTTAAATCTGGAATTCCTGATGAAACTCTATAACTTAACTCATTGAGTATTTTTTTCCAATTATTTTTCATATACGATTGTTATTCCGTCTTTTTCTAATGTTCCGTCTTGATGTAAAGTTTCCATATCTTGTTTTGACATACTGATTATCGTTGGTTTTTTGAAATCATATTTTTGGTTTACTGGATTTACCACGCCTTCTTTTTTATATCTTGTGGTAATCGTTGATAATTTCTTTAAATCGTTCATTTAAATTTCTCCGTTATATCGTCCATTTCGTGATAGTTAACACCTCTGCTGGTTTTAACCGGATATTTTCCATCACTTTCAATTGTTTCCTTTACCATTTTTAAAAACTCTAATCCGTCTTTGGTATCAAAGTCAAATAAAAATGAATCATAATTATACAATACCAACTTACTTTCGTATTGTTGTAATTTAGGTTGCAATTTACTTAAAATCTTGATATTGTTTTCTGTTTCCATTAATTGTATCATATAATTGAACAATTTATTTGGATTCATATCTTGTAGATTTTTTCTATATATTCTTCTATTATAAATATAAGATTCTACAAAATCATTAGTTTTAAAGTCGTTCCAAAGTAATTTAATATAATCGTTTACTTTTGAGAAAAATGGGTTGTTTGATACCTCATCTGTGATTCCTCCGTACAAATACTTAAATGAAAGTGCTTTTGCTTCATCATAAGGTAATCCATATAGTTCTGCCATATGTTCGTGGACTGATGTGTTTGGAAAATCATAACCGATAATCTCTCCGATTAATCGTAAGTGATAAGCATCAAAGTCCATTTCTACCAGAACTCCATTGTTAAAACGACTGATGAATTGTTTTCTACTTCCGTCTGATTTGTTTAGAGCTGCGAAGTTTAATCCACCGAAACGATTACTTGGTCTTCCGGTTGAAGTAAATGGATTGTATTCTGAATATATGATTTTTTCATAAGTCTTTAATCCATTGCGTTCTATTTGGTATAGTTCTTCCAATATGGTTTGGTCGTGTTGTTCATATTGTTTATACAATTCTTTTGATATTGGTTGAAAGTATTCTGCGTGTTTCACCAATGGTATAACATCATTGATGTTTTGTTTATCATAATTGAGTCTATATTGATGATGGTGAGCGTTTGTTAAGTGTTGGTCCATATCATATGGCTTATTACTTTGTTGATACCACGACCAATTCATATCACGAACATCATTTGATATTACTAATGCGTTATGTCGATATTGTTTTAAATCATCTACATAAATGGTTTGATTGGTTGTGATTAAATCATATGTGTCACGAAACTTTTCCGTATGATGAACTGGAACAATATATTGTTCGAATTGAAAATCAACCCAATAACAACTGATACGATTTTCTTGTGGATGCTTTTGAACATCTGAATACATTTGTAATAATACAAATGGTTTTGATTGTATGTGTTGTTTTAATTGGTTGAATAGAATATCTGTATTTACTATAACCATTTATTATAAGTATTGATTTATATAATCAAAATGTAATTTATTTACTAATAACCAAAAGCTCCACCTCTTTTTTCTAAAAGTTTTTTTGATTGTATTCTATCGTTACCAACTGACCAACCCTCTACTTCATCTACTGTTTGTTGACGACCAAATAGTTTAAATCTTTCATCCGGATGTGTTGTTCTTCTATCATAACAACGTACATAGGTTATTTTCTTTTCAGTTGGTTTCTTTACGGGAATCCACCAAGTGTTTTGTAAACTTCCAAAGAATTGGTTTGTTGTATAGTAACCAGCACCTGCTCCAGCTGGAATATCTGTTTTAGTTAACCACTCAATGGTATCTTCACGAACCTCTGAATATTTTTTATTTACTTCACTTTTAGATTTTATATCTAATAGAGTTCCTTCTATTTCAGTTTTAATAGACTCTATTGAACCAAATTTGGATTCTATATTTCTAAGTAATACAGCCAAATCTGTTTTTTGTTTCTTATCATCATCATTTTTAATGGTATCATATTCTTGTCTTAGTTTTTCCAGTTCTGCAATACCAGTAGTAAAACTTTTCACTAAGTTATCAACTTTCTCTTGACCGATTGGTGATAAATTTCTGGAAACATCTTCTATGGATAAATCTGTAAATTCAAATAACTTCTTTATAGAGGCTTCATCTATACTTAATTCTCTATCTGGATTAGCAGAAAAGTATGCTTCTCCGTTAAATTGCATATATGCTTCTATATCAGTACTCCAACCAGATGTTGATATTTTTTGGTCTACTTTTTTAATTACAAAGTAAGTGAATTCTCTATATGGTTTAGGTAGATAATCAATCTTAAATATATCTCCGACTTTTAAACCACCGATTCCATCTAATGTCATTGAAATAGATACCGGTATAGGAACTTGTCCTTTGATTGAAGATTTAACTCCTTTAAGTTTTGCGGTTTTTAATAAGTAAAGCATTGTTTTTTTAAAATATGAAGACATATTTGCTGAACCATTATATATACCAATACCTTTGTAGTGTTTTATAGTGTCTTCTTCTATTTTTTCTATTTGTTGTTTTAAGTCTTCTTTGATTAGGTCTACTTCGTTCCACTCGATACCATCTTCACCTAATGTTCTTGCCTTTCTATTTGAACCATAATCACCTTGATAAGATTTTCCAACACCATCATCTGAAGGATATTTTATGTCTTCTCCAATTGAACCCTGTAAATTTTTAAACTTTTTGTATAATTCAAGAGTTCCTTTTTGTGATTCCAATAGTTCAGGTTTACCTCTTTCTTGTAATATATTCCAAGCATCTATCGATACATCAGATAAAGTAGATGGTTTTTTCTTGTTAGTACCTTGTGATTTGAAACTACCATATCTTGCTAATGTTGCAGCCTCTGCACTGATATCTAAACTTATGTCGAAGTCTTTTACAATAGAATCTTGTGATGATAATGAAAACTTAAAAACCTTTTTTATCTTGTCTAAATCTTTTTCTTTTGCAAATTTTATTTCAGAAAATTTAGTTTCATTTTTTAGTTCATCTGGATTCAATGTATCGACCAGACCAAGTTCTCCCACACCTATTTTTCCAATATCTGATGTTTGTTCTTGACCTAATACAAATCTCCAATAACCACCATACATTCCTGAAACATCTGACCAAAAACTTTGTATTGCCTGTCTAAGTGATGTTGTTGATTCAAAATGTTTTTGATACATTTCAATTGGGAAAACCATATTTCTTATAATACCAGAATCAGATTCAAAATTTTCTGGATTTTCTGTGTAATCATCTGTAAAAGTTTCAAAACCTTCTTCATCAGTTTCAAAAATATCTACATCTGGATTCACAATGGTAGTTTTGGTATCAAAGTCATTAAACTTATCATCAATCATTTCGAAAATTGTCTTTGTTACATCGAGTTTACGAAGCGTTTCTGGTTCATAACTATTGTATACTTTTTCCAACGCAGATTTTTTTTCAGAGTCGTCAAAATTACCAAATGGCTTCATTAAAAGTTCGTGGGTTTTACCTGGCAGAATTACTGAGTCTAATCCTAATGAATAAAGATAATCATTTGACTTACAAAGGTTTTGCATACCACTTTCATCTACGCTTCTTACTTGTTGTATTACAAGGTCTCCACTTTTTAACTCGAAAAAACTATTCAGAATAATATCTTCGAACCAACCCCAAGACATAAGATATCTTGATTTAAGTTTTTCATTTTCTTCGAAGTTTCTTTGATTAAAATTAAAATACATTGCACCATCTTTGAATTTGTAATCGATGACTGGTGTCTCTACCTCCCTTTTAATAAAAGATTCTATAAGCTCCTCACCGAAAGTTTCGTCTGCAGGATTTTGATAATAAGTTTTACCTACAAATTTTTCTTCATCTGGTAAATATTTATCCAAAACTTTATCTAAGTTTTTAACTGCTGCTTTGAAAGATACTCCCGCTTTCAATAAAGTTTGAACATTATTATAATTGTCAGTTGTAGATTCAATGACTGATTGTAATTCTGTTTCACCGAATCCCTCACTTTCCACACCAGTTTCTAATAATTGTTTTCCTATGGAGTTTAATTGTATAATATTTTGTATTTTGTTATCAGTTGGTCTATCAGATTCGTCACCTGGGTCAGAGCTCTCAGACAATGGATTAATACCCATAGAAATAACCTGTATATCACCACTATAACCACCAGAAGAATCTATTTTCCAATCAAACTTGTGAACTGTTCCGACTGCACAAAAGTAATTTTGTGGTGCAATTAAGTTTCTTTCTCTGGTTGAAACTTTAGACTTTGCTGGATTCAACAAGTCTTTAACATCTTCTACTGTTAATTGTGGTATTTTAGTTCCTTTTTCAAATTCTCTACCATAACCAAATTCCATTAATATAGTTGAACCTAACTTTAAAAATGCTGGTTCAAATACTTGGTCAAAGTAAACTGGGTCTGGACAATTCCAATTCACAGTATATGAGTGTGTATAGAACTCTTTTTGATTTGCCGTTATACCGGTTATACCGGAGTGCCCACGAAATCTATTATTTTCACTTTCATTATATCCTTGAATATAACTTGTCGTTCCGTTTTGGTCTTTACCATTATAACCCAATACACCTACATACTGATTTTGTTCATCTGTATTTAAGTAACTTGACAAACTTATCATTTGGTGAATTATATCTGAATCAGTTTTTACATTTGGGACTGCAATACTTACACGAGCCCAAGGTGAACGAAAGTATTCTTGTTCTATTGGATTATTATTATCTTGAATGTCAAAAGCATTACCCACTTCAAAGAAGGTTTCTTTATCTTTATTGGTTCCTTTTAACTTTAATTTATTGACCGCTTCAATTCTTCGAAATAAAGCCTTTTGTACTCTTGCATTGATGTTTTCTGTTTTAATCATTATCTGTTTAGATGTTCAAACTCTTGTAGTATAATGTTAACATTCTGTGGAATACGATATTCCTTTCCTGGTATCATATAAATTGAGTCTGATTGGTGGTTTGCTCTTGAAATTACCCACCATAAGTCTTTATCTCCGTATACTCTGTGTGCTACATTCATAAATGTTTCACCGAATATTCCTTTGATGAATATATCAGTATCACGAATAGGTATTGTTGGAAACTCTAATCTACTTAGATATCGTGTCCCATTTTCATCTTTTAATAATTTTGATATGTTGTGACGATTAGGCATTTCTATTTTCCTGTCTTAGTCCTCTTCTTCTTGCTCTTCTTAACTTTCTAGCATCTCTTCTGGAAATTCCACTATCAATATCTTTTTGAAAACTCTCTCTTACTGACTTTCTTTGTTCTCTTGATAAGAATCTTTTTGTAAATGATAAAGGTTTTTCGTCATCTGATTCTTTGAATTTAAATAATTTTGATATATTGTCAAATTGTTTTGATTGCATAGTTGGATTTTCTTTTCCGATATATGTAAACTCAAAAGCTAATGTACATAAATGTGGAACTTGCTTTCCTTCTTGTAGTTCCCAAGTAGCATTTTCTGGTATCGACATATTAACCGAAGTAAAGAATCCTGGTGTATCGTTGTATAAATCTCCTAATGTTAAATTAACGATAGGTGCAACTGGTCTTTCGTTAACACCAATATCTGTAAAGTCTTTATATTGTGGTAATACTAAACCTTTTGCGTAATTTACTTTTTCCCATATGATTGGAATATCTTTTTCAGTTGTTGCAACAACATTGATTGTAAAACTTATACTTCTTGTGTATCCACCGTAAACATAAACTTTGTCTGGTCTACCAATATATTGTGTTGGTGAAGATTCAGCTGATGAATTGTCCGTAATACCACCACTTAGTAGTGCTGGAAATATAATCCACTTTCCATTTACAGCGTCTCTAATTCTAAATTTTATAAAATCTTCTGGTAAATCTGTTCCGGAATCCAATTTTTTGGTTAGTCCTAAATCACCACCATAACTAACTTGTAGATTTACTTTCTTATCTTTTGAAAAAAATGTTACTGCCTTTTCACCTGAAATTGGTGGGACATCTTTACCGAAAATCTTTCCAATATTATTAATTGTATCTCTAAATATAGTTCCAGCATCTTGTAAATGTCTTGGTGGTTTTAAAGATGTTAATTCTTGTGGTAAAGCCTTTGATAAGACTGGTGCTAATGGATTGTATGTTCTTGAGTTTTGAAAAATACCACTACGACCTCGTTTATCTTTTTCACCTGGTTCACTAATGATATAATTTCTATTTGGATTAGCTCTTTGTAATAATGCTTGTTTTGCAACGAATCTTGCACCTTGTGGTGTTCTTAAAAATCTTCCGAATTGTCTAACGTTTTGAGCACCCAGTTCAGCTTGTAAAGCCAACCCACCACGAAATATAAATTCACCTGATGTGTTTGCATTATTTACTAATTTGTCTGGATTAATTGTTATCATTTCATTCCTTATTGAAATAAGTTAGGTGTTTGATTTGTATCAATACCACTTTCAAGTTTTTCTAATGTTGCTCTAGCATCGTCATTACCGGCTGCTAATAGTTTATTCGTTACATCTAATTTATCTTGTACGGTAGCTCTACCTTGTATTTGTTCTCCACGAGAAATTTGTTGTAATTCACGGACCGATATACCGATTGCTGCGGCCAACTTATCTCGTTCAATTACATTCATAGATTGTATATCACCTAATGAACCAATAACTGATTGAACCTCCGTGGTTAATCCTGCGATATCCCCGTCAAGTGCTAATTGTCTTGCTTTTTCTAAATTTAATTGTTTACCCGTTAGAACTTGTGCTTCAAATTGTGCGGTCAAACTTGATTCAAAATCTAATAGTTTGTCTGCTGCCCCTAATACTACGGATAAACTTGCTCCTACTTTTGCAGCTTCAATTGCCGCTTGAGCCATACCTTTTGCCCCGTCCATTGAGAATCTTGCAAAGGCTTCTGCATTTGAAGCTATATCACTCAATACTTTGCCAGTCGATACATTAGCAGACTTAGCCATACTGACAGCTGTTTTAGCCATATTAGTTGCAACATCAAATGAAGAACCTGTTAAGTCCATCATTACTTTGTTGAACTTAACGATTTCATTTCCTGCTACACCTGCATGTTGTGCAAATCGTTCGATGTTAACTGCATTCTTTACAGTCATATTTTCTAAGGAACCGAACTCAGTACCGATTTGTTTTAGTGTAGATTGAATTTTACTTCCGTCCATACCGATAGCATTAAATGCTAGTTGAGAAGCTTTTAACGCTGGTAATAAGTCTTTTGCTTCTTTTCTTGAAACACCTAAATCTTCTGATAAATCAAATGAAGCTTTTCTAATTGCTCTAATTGCCAATAATATACCGGCAAATGCTGCAGCAATTCCTGCGGGTCCCATTAGAAATGTCGATACTGCTTTTAAACTACCACCACTTTTAATCGTATCTAAAAATACATTTTGGAATTGTTCACCTAAATCTTTTAATCCAAACGCATCAATTAACATTCCACCAATAAACGGTATACCTTTGATTGACTTTTCAATCGTGCTACCTACATCTTCAAGAGATTCTAATTGTTGCCCAATTGACTCAGCGTTTTTTTCATACAGTTTTGTTAATTCTTTTGACTTATCAATTTGTTTTTGAAGTGTTTCATTTATAGCAGTTCCACCCTTTTCAATAAGTTTAGCTAAATCTGCCTGGTCTTTTAACTCTTTTGTAATCTCTTGCTGTAATCTTACATTATTTAAAGCTTTTTCTGCCATATTGTCCTGTTGTGATATTAATTAAGTTTAGTAACCGTACTTTTTTCTAAAATCTTTAACAAATTCAGGATTTGTTTTTTCTAAATTATTAAGTTTGATTTCGATATCTTTGGTTAGATTACGAATTGTATCAAAACTTTTTTTGTTTTCTGGGTCCTTTGAAAGTTTTTTGATAAACTTATCTGCCTTTCTCTGAACGACAGCTTTTGCCAAAGCTCCAATGAACTCTTTGACTAATTTTTTGTTTTCTTTGATATATTTTCTGTTCATAGTTTTTTCCTATCAATAAATATCAAGTTTTAAGATTTTTGAAATGTTGGAGGCCCTGTTGGACTTTGATTTGATTGTGTTGATTTTTTGATTTGTTCTGCTTCTTTATTTTTAGCATCAATTAGTTTTTGAGCATAGAATCTTCTCAATGGAACTGGCATATTGTAAAGTTCGTTGTGATTAAACCCATTTCCATAATAGGCGATGTTGAAGAGTTCTTCGTGAATAGCCGCCCTATTACTCGGCGGCTGGCCAAAAAAAGTCAATCCCGAGTGGGACATCTAATGTATGTAGATTCCCTGATTGACTCGTATAGTCAAACTTCAACTCAATGTCTGGTGTGATATCATCTAAGTATTTTCTAAAAGCTCTTGTATCAAGTGCTAAGAATTCGTTATCAACAAAATTGTCTATTTCTTTTTGGTCTGTGTTTCCGTCAATAGATGTGATTTGATATTTTAATCTCGTGGTTAAACTATTTGAAACTCCTGTAAGTTTTTCAACTTTTTCATAGTCTTTCATTATTTCATCTATTTGATTTTCATCTTTTTGTGTTAGTAATTTGAATCCAATAACTCTTTTTGAATTTGGTAATTCAAATTCAAAGTTGTTTCCATTTTCATACAATGATTTATCAATTTCTTTGTTTTTCAACTTCGTTAAATCAACCGTATATTCTACTCGTTCACTGGTATCTGGGTCCGTTAGGATTATATCATAGTTTGCACCATATCCTAAAATACGAGTTCCTACCATTATAGCGTTCTTATCACCGATTAACATATCGTCTATTTTGACTTTCGGGTCTGCAATAACACTTTCAAGTAATCTGGTAATAACTACTCCTTGTTCTATTAGATTTGTGGAAGTTAAGATATCTTCCTCTTTTGCTGTCATATATTTGACATCGATTGTTCCGCTACGCATAGGACTATCTTCAGGATATAATAATCCCTCTGATGGTAAAGATAGAACCTCAGTAGGAAACCCATACTGATTTTCAGCCATTTTGTTTTACTCCTTGATTAATATGAATTAATAACTATTATTTTTTACCCATAATTTTTTCAGCACCTGCGATACCAAAAGAACCAAGGGTTATGAATACAAATGAATTGTATACCATATCATTTATAACTAAATCTTTTCCGACTATTCCTGTTGCTAAATCAACGATTGCGAATATTGTCATTACTGCAAATGCCGCAAATCCAATTATTGATTTTTCATTATAGTCGTTGTCGTCTTTAAAAATTGCCCACATAATTTTTCTCCTAAAACTCTAATATTGCGTAATCATATTGAAGTGTTAATGCAATATCAACTTCTGTTGCTGTTTCCCAAGATAATTCATTAAAGTTTGCATCTGTGATGAATGCTCCTTTTAGAATCCATTGTTCAACGATTTCACCATTTGGTGATAGAAGTTTAAAAGTGATATCTTTTTTATATTCGGAAGCGTATCCGTCAACACCCGTTACCGATTCGTGGTGTAATCTAATCCACTCATTAACTGATTGTGCTCCTGATGGAACAATTGGGTCATATAGTGTGATGTTGATTGGTGCCCAAGTTGCTTTACCTTTGACATATCGTTTAACATTAATGTGGTCAAGAGTAACTGATTCGAATGTTACCTGTGGTCTTGCCATCGTTTTGATAAGATAAGATGGAATACCATCTATTTCCATCACAAACCTATTCTTCATTTTAGGTTCAAATGGTGTAAAAAATATTTCGTTTGGGTCTAAAAATGCCACTTTATTTCTCCTATAATTTAACTCAGTAATAAATATAACAAAATCAAAAAAAGTGTATGGTAAATATGATATAGTTTTAGAAGTTTTTTTGAAGTTTTTACTTGACTTTGTCATTTTTTGTTTTTATATTATAGTATGATTGATGAAATAATATGTGAAGAATGTGGTGTTGAAATAGACGGCTTTTTCCTTTGTGATGATTGTGAAGAAGAAGTTTACGAAAGAGATAACCACGAAGAAGACGAAGAATAATTTAAAAAAAAGCTTGACTTTTACAAAAAGAATTAGTATATTATAGTATGATTGATAACAATATAAAAGGAAATGAAATGGAAAATGAATTTACAACTGATGCCGTGTTAGGTATTATGCCGAGAAATTACCAAGATACTTTTGTAGAAAGATGTTTTGGTTTTGACAATAGGACATTTACTATGAATGTCTATCAATATAACCACAATCCTATGGAATTGTATGAAGCTAATCAAAATCAACCAAGATTAAATCTTGAAGATTATAATAATGATGATTATAATGAAGTAGCTCATTACAAAGGTATTCCTATGGAATTTAGGTGGAATCCGGTTATTAGAGAAATGATGATGACTGGTAATTATAGAATTAGATATCGTGGTGGTAGTAAACCACAATATGGTTATCGTAGAAGTCAATACAATACGATAGCAGAATACGCTGATACATTTGCTATTTATCCAAAATAGGTGTTAATATCGTAATCGTAAGAACCTATTGAGTTGTGGGTTTTCGGTGACTACAAATTTGGAACCGAGTGGGTTATGTAGTGTTTCACAAAATTAGAAACAACCCTTGTGAGTTAGGTGGTTAAACTCTCAAATTTTATTCTCTTCATTATCATAACAAAAAACCCCCGAGAGTATCGGGGGTTTTTCTTAATCAATATTCCTATTATTCTGGGAATGTTGCTCCTGTTGGTTGAACTGCAAAGTCTAATACAATGAACTCAGCTGTTCTTGTAGGTTGGATAAAGATTTGACCAATTAATTGGTTTCTATCTACAACATCTGGTGTGTTGTTTGATTCATCCATTACTACTCTGAATGCTGTAAGTCCTGCGTTTGCTTGAACTTCTTCCATATATGGATTTACGAGATTTAAGAATCTTTGTCTTAAAGCCGCATTGTTCTGTTCAAATACCAAGAAGTTAGAAGTTGATGCGATGAACTTTCTTAAGTTAATCAACAATCTTCTTACATTGATTCTGTCTAACGCACTTGGTTTACCTTGAAGTGTTTTCTGACCAAACACTACTACACCTTGACCTGGGAAAGTTGCGATAGGATTAATACGATTTTCGTATAAATCATCTCTTTCCAAGTTGGTTAGTCTTGTTTGTGCTTCTAATACTTCTGTTAAACCACCACGATTCAATCCTGCTGGTGCGAACCACTCTTGTCCAATTCTATCATTGTTTGCATAAACACCTGGTAGAACTACTGAAGGTGGAACCCAAGTAGGTTTGTTTTTAACTTCGTCAAGAACTTTAATCCAAGGATAGTATGTTGCTATGTAATTACTATCTAATGTTTTCACATCATTGATAGCACCCTGTATTGTTCTTCCGTATCTTGAACCATCTAAGATAAAGAAACAATCTGCTCTACCTTCGACTTTATCAATTGCGTGATTTGTTACACTTGGATGATATTCGTGAATAACACCTGGAAGTGCTAGTAAATTAATATCAAACTCATCTGGATTTGAGATTGCGTTAATAGCTCTTTTGTAAGCTAATGAACCAGTTGTATTGGCTCCACTTAAATCAAATCCTTGTGTGTTATTTTCAACAATGTTTGTTCCAATTTTTCTTTCTTTTGCTGGATTTGAACCATCAAAACCACCTTGGAAAGGAACTGCAAACTTTAATTGTCTGTAATCTGAACCACTTAATGATAATGGATTATTACCTGATGAGTATTGTGTACCCAAAGATGAAGCATCATCATTACCAACACAATCTTCTAAACTCATTGTTATGTTATTTCCTGCTAATGCTGCTGTTGGTAGTGGTGCTAGATATTGTTGTTGGTCAACATTATTAAAGTCAAATCCATAGTAAACATTTGAGTCAAATGTTCCTCTTGAATTTTTCTGTGCTGAATCACTATTTGTACCAATAAACGAAGCACTTGGGAACGACATTGCAACGGTACTACCGCTTGGTGTTGTTAGTGTTGTTTTGTGTGGTTGTAAGACTTTATCAAATCCCATAGGAACTAAGTCTTTTGAAATTCCTGTCAAGTTTCCATAATCTGAAATGTAAATATATTTAGATTGATTAGGGTAATCACCATTGTTGGTTAATTTTCCTTGTGAATCAATTGTAGTATATTTATCACCAATTACTCTTGGTAGGAAGTTTACTGAATCCTCATCAAAATTTAGATTTTGGAAGTTTTCTAAAACTGTTCCGTCATCATTTTGACCTGGATTATTTACAATCACTTGTAAACTAAATGAACCATAATCTGAACCGGCAACATCTACTGGTCTTTTAATATCAGCAATACCAACTCTATATTTAGAGTTCATATTTGTTCCGTGTGATATGGTGTTAACTTTAAATAAGTCGGTTCTTGCTGAACCAACTAATTGTGATTGGATTGATGGTGTTGTAGCAACTGAGTAATCAAATGAGAAGACTTCGTCACTTCCACTATTGATATATACTCTATCACTTGATTCCATCTTGTTTTGTGTGTCTTGGAAATTTGAATACACGTATACCGATTTACTAGCATTTTGTGCATCTTCACTAAATACTTTTGTAATGTAGTTAGCTGAACTTGAATCAAATGATAATGAAAAAGCTGTTGTACTTTCGTTATTATCTACATCAAGATTCAATGTAAATGAAGATTTGGTTCCACCGTCATCAACTGAAGCACTTGTAGCTCCTGCTAATTCAGTGTTGTCTACATCGGTTGCTCCTCTTGAAGGTTTTAATGTAGCGACAGCAAAGTGTCCTTTTGAACCACTAATACTTAATGTTACGGTGTCGTTTGCGTATCCACCCAATCCTAAAACACGAACTATTGTTAATGTTCCTGCGTTACGAAGATATTGCTTCGCAGCAAAAGGAACATAAAAGTCTTGGTTTTCTTTACCGAAGATTGTTTCAAATTCACCGAAGTTTCTGATGATTGTTGGAACAAATGCTGGACCCATTTCTGTTGGTCCGATTAATGCTGCTCCAATTTCACCAATACCTTGTGGTAAAAATGATAAATCTTTTTCTCGTGTAAATACACCAGGACTGACTATTCTCTCAGCCATTATGTTTCTCCTAATTAGGTTATCTTTTTCGAGATTTTACTAAGTATAAATATCAAATTAAAATCTCAAAATATATTAAGGTAGAAAAAAATGTTACTTTATTTTCTATTATGCTGATGCTGATTCGTCATTAGATGATTTAGAAGATTCTTCTAATTCAACATTTTCGACAGCTTCAACTGGTGTAAATACACCTGTTTGAATGTCTAAACTACCTTGACCATATTTTTCAGTCAATTCTTGAACTAACTTGGTTTCTGATTCAAGAGCTTTATTATATTCGTCTTCTAAACGAGCTCTTTCTTCAGACATACTTGCTAGTCTTTGTTCAGTTTGCATTCTTGAAACTTCTAAAGCACCAAATGATAGAGTAAGATTATTGTAATTTACTCTTAAATCACTTAAAGATTTTAGTTCATCTTCAGTGAATTGTATTTGATTTGTTTCTACTTCTGACATAGTTATAACTCCTTGTTTGTTACTATTCTATTGTTAATAAGTATAATGTAAAAGCCTGTTATTACATTATTTTTTAATTTTTTTCAACACATCATCATATAGTTTTCTATATTTTTCTGGTGTATCGTCTTCGGTTATTATCCATTCTGGTAGATAATAAATTTCGTGAGTTGGGTCTTTATATCCATTTTTTAAATTTTCTGGAACTCTAGCGTCTATTTCATAAAGTTTTATTTTATTTTTGTCCATATACACTCGTGTCCAAAGTGTTTCTGGTTTCCATAAATGATTAAAAAATGTTAATATTGTTCCGACTTTACAATATTTTAAAATATCGATAGGAAAGTCCATAATCATTGGGTCAACAACATGCGCGTCAAAAAATATTGCGTCAAATGTTTTATTTAGTTCAAGACATTTCCAGTCTCCTGAAATGATTTCTGTATTGGGTTTATCTTTTGACCACTCAACTGCTTTTTTATAAATCTCATCATTTAATTCAATGATTGTGTGTGATTCGATATCTTGTTCTTGAATATAGTTTGCACTAATACCCATACCGAAACCAACTTCTAAAATGTGTCCACCATTACGACAAGTTATCTCAGCGTGGGCTTTCATAACTGGGTCTTCCCAATCTCCCATTACATAATGTTCATCTTTCTCATCAAACAATATTTTATTATCGTAATGATTTAACTTTTTTTCTTTCCATTCTTTGTCGTATTGATTAAGTTGATTCACTATCCACCACTTTCATTTGTGTCATATCGATTTCAGAGTGTGCGAGTATTCCATTGGCATAGAAGTTCCAATTTTTAGTAACAACAACATAGGTTCTATGATTACCTTCGTATTTTTCAATAGAATTAACTACATACTCACTATCATCTATTGTTTTTAGTTTATCACCAAGTTTTAGTTCTCTTGTTTTAATTTCGTAATTATTAAATGATGTTTCAGGAAGTATAGATACCCACTCATTACTTTCAGTATAAATAGGGTGGTCATCAGTTACGATGATATCATCATTTAATTTGTATAGATTATCGTGATAAACTATTTCAATGGTTCCCGCTCTTAATTCTTCTATTTCGTTAGTGTCGAAGTTATAAGTATAAACCATATCACCGACTTTTAAATCATCAACCATTTTAAGTCCATCCGGAGTGTTGATTGGAACTGATTCGTGAAAACAAAATCTTGAAACTCCCGCAAATAAATCCTTTGAATTATCAGTAGTTCCATTGTTTGTAAAGTAAAAATTGTATCTAGCACCACTATCTGATTTAGCCGGGTGTGGTATGGCTTGAAAGCTCATATATACTCTATTATTACCACTCAAATCTGATATATTGTCGTCAAAACTACTTGATGAATTAAAAATAGTTTGAAAACCACCTGCAGAATTAGCAGTTCCACCTGTTCCTGGATTTCCATTAATGGAAAGTGCAACTTTCATAGTTGTATCCATTGTTTCAGTTCCATCATTTTCTTTACCACATCTGATTGGTCCGTTTGAACCTGTAATGTCGATTATGAATCCAGTTCCACTATTGTCAAATGTTTGAGTAGAACCTCCTGCTGAACCATCTGCACTGACAAGTGTAGTTGGAGTATAAATCCAGTTTAATATAGTAGCAGCTGAATGATTATAAGAATAAAATTCTGACATTGCGTGCGGGGCCGAACCATCTGGTCTGTCCGCTGATGGATTTGCCGTGTTGATAGTTGCATAAGTTCCGTCTGATAAATCTTCTAACGAAGTGTTTGCCGTTGTTGAAGTTCTACCGAGTTCAGTATTGATTTCACTTATTTTAATTGTACCTGAACTTTGTAATGCCATTTAGTTCTCCTATTACTTATATGAATAAGTATTTTTACTTAAAATATTACGCGTCGTTACTACCACTAATGGTTGTAATTTCTGCTAAAGTCACTACTAATTCAGCATGTGATGCTGAAGCTTGAGTTACCATAGCTGTGTAGGTGGTTTTTGCATCGTGTGCTCCGAGACTTTCTTGATAATCCAAGATTGTTCTTTCATTACCATCGATATCAGTCTGTGTTCTCGTGTGTTTAATATTTACTTGAGCATATCCACTTCCTGACACCGTTGCGTCTGCTACTATTCTACCCATTTGATTTCTCCTCTAATTTGGTTATTTGTTGTTGTTGTTTTTCTATTGTTGTTTGTTGAGTTTCAACAATACCTTTTAATTCTTTGATTGATTCAATTAATAATGGAACCATTTTTTCATATTTTACTGTTAAATAATCTTCGCCAGATATTGATTCTATTGTTCCGTCTTCATTTTTACGAGTATCAAATGGAGCTAATGTTACGGCTTCTGGTAAAATTTCTTGAACTTGTTGAGCCGATACACCGACTTTTCTTTTTCCAGTAAGATTATCATAGTCCTCATTGTATCCAAGTTCTTTTGCTAATTCATTTGATTCATAAGTAAATCCTTCTAATGATTGAACTTTTTCAAGAGCACTTGTAATTGGTTCAAGTTTATGTTTTAGTCGTATATCTGAATAATATGCAACGACATCTGCCAACGACCTAATACTACCATCTACTAACAAGTCTGCATTACCTGAATTACTATGAATACCGAATGTTCCAGAAGCTCCACTCAACATTATATTTGCCTGATTAGCACTACCAGCAGTCCAAGAACCTTGGTCTAATTGCCATACATTTCCAGTTCCAAAATATATATTATTAAGAACATCTAAACCAGCTGAAGTAAGACGCATTCTTGTTGTTGCATCAATAATAAAATTTTGAGCTGAAGCTTGTATTTGTATTTGGTCTGCACTATCTCCACTTCTTCTTAGGTATAAATCTGCATTGTATGAACTTACAACACCACCATTTACATAAATCATTTGATTAAACCAGTGATTTGCTCTATCAGTAGTATAATGACAATGACTGGTGTTTTGTGGCCCTATGTGTAAATATCCACTATCAGTAGATATTTTTACATAATTACCACTAGCAACGTGAAATTCTACGTGGTCATCATTAACAATAGTTTCTAAATAATCTGAAGCATCTGCTTTTTGATATTGTCTTACATAGTTATCACCCATTTGCATTTTTAATATATCAGCTCCTGCTTGAGTATGCCAAAATCTTAATAGTGCAGTTCTATTAGCAGTACTTCCATCTGATAAATATGTTGAAATAGCTCCTGCTCTTGCTCCACCACCTTGGTCGTGTCCAAACTCTAATGTTGGCCCACTACCTGCTGCAGTTGCAGTATTCATAATGCTTAATGTAGGATTAGATGTTTTACCAAATGTAACATTACCATCTCCACCTAAAATATGTCTTAATGCATTATCACTATAAAAATTATAATTATCAGCAGAATTAGCATCGGTATCAATGTAAAAATTCATACCCCAACCACCACCAGATAAATTCAAATTACCTGAATCTGTTTGTATAGTAGAAGCATACATTGTTCCAGTTACTAAAGAGTTACCATCAACATCTAATCTATAGCTTGCACCTGGTACTGTTGTATCTGATTCTCCATATCCCAATCTTAAAGAATGTGCCAGTGTCATTTTACCTAATGTCGTTATAAATGCAGCACCTTGTGCATTAGTGTGACTGCTATCTCCAAACCAAAAACCTCTATCGGCATCATTGTCCATTTGGAAAGTCATCGCATAATCACTTTGTGAACCACCAAAAGTAAACCCTGATTGCATACCTATCGCATAAGCAGAATTATTCCAAACTCTAATTTTATCTCTTGTGGAAGTAGTATTATGCCAAAATTGACCAGCACCATCTGCCATTTTAATTTTACCAGCTTGTACTAAAGTATTTGTAATGGTTTCATCAAGATTTGCAAATGCGGAAGCTTCAAAATCTATCGCCCAACCATCACTCCAATGGTCTATTGATGAACCAAAACCTACTGTTACATCTCTTACTGTAATTTGTGGATAAGACCAAGTGTCTGTAAGTTCTCCAATATACACAAGATGATTTGTACCGTCGTGTCCAAATCTTACAGCTCTTTCATAATTGGTATTGTTACTAATTTGAGTAGCACTAACATTTACCCATTCGTTTCCACCACTACTTGGTGTTTGATATACATATCCTGAAATTTGATAAGATATTGATTCATTTGATACATAATCAAAAATATCCACCCAAAAAGTAACCATATCTGCATAAATTGCTGGAACTTTTATTTCAATAGCACCAGTATGAGTATTTGCAGATGTTCTATACTGACCACCGCCAGGATGTAATACATAACCACCTAAACTTGTATTACTGTTATATACTGATATTCCATTTCCAGCAGACAATTTAAGATTTCCGTCTGAATCTATTTTCATCTGTGTAGTACCACTAATACCACCTGTAATAAAGTTTATAGGGTCTGTACCACCAGAATATAATTCTAATTCGTGTGATGCCGCTCCTATTTTTAATCCACCACTTCCATTGTCAAATATTCTTTGGTCGTTAGCAAATTGGATTCTTGTTGGTTGTGCAAATAATAAATAATTAGAGTTTAAAGTTATGTTTGTAGTATTTCCACTTCCAACCTGAAATGTATGAGAACTTCCTCTATATATATTTTGGTTAGTTCCTCCACCAAGATGTAAATTTCCAGAACCATATATATGGTCTGTTTGAAAATATAATGTACTACTATCGCCACTTGCTAATAATTCCATAACAGTGCCATTAGAAGTAGTGTTTTCAAATCTTGCTGCTATGTCTGTATTTCCAGTAGAAACATGCAACTTTCTTTGTGGTGATGTAGTGCCGATTCCGACATCGCCTCCAAAATGAGTATCTAAATATATCTGTAAATCATCAGTTCCTGGTCTTGACATAAGAACTGCATCTGTTCTTGGTGCAGTAATTGTAGTTCCAGTATTATCATATCCAGCAGACATCCAAATGTAGTTATCATTACCAGAGTATAAACCTGTAAACATTTTTGGGGAATTACTTCTTTTATAAACGGTTGCTGCCCAACCACTTGGGTCATCAATAATTAAACCATCATTCCAAGAACCGTTGTTAGCATTTGCTATAGTTAAAGGGCCTGCTGGTGATGTAGTGCCGATACCGACAAAACCTGAATCATCTATTGTAAATCTATCATTAGTTCCAACTGAGCTATTTTCTGATATTAAAAGTTTATGCCCACTTGAATCTACACCAATACTAAATTGTCTTGCTGCAGCTGTTGTTGTAAAAGTTATTTGTGGGTCATCACTTCCAGCGTGTATATCTACATAAGAACTACCACCAACATCTCTTTGGAATCTTCCAATATATTGTCCACCACCACCACCTTGTACTAAGAAAGCACCTTCACTCGCATCTTGGTTAATGTGTAGTTTAGCACTTGGGCCGGAAGTATTAATACCGACTCTATTGTTTGCTGCATCTGTAAGTAATAAATGAGCATCAGAAGTACCTTCGACTCTAAAATCAGCATCGTTTGCAGTTTCATTTACTACTAATCCATAATTCATAAATGAATTACCAGTAACATTTAAATTGCCTACAACACTTGCACCAGAAGTATTTACATAAAATCTTTGAGTTCCACTTGTTGAATCAACTGTTGCACCAGTTCTGAAACTAAATGTATCTCCGGTGTTGTATAGTGCAATGGTAGAATCAGCTTCTCTAAATAATAATCTTGATGATATAGTGTTGTCTGCACCATCTTTATCGATTAAAATTCCATTAACTCCTGATGAAGATACATGCAAGGTAGTAGCGGGTGATGCAGTGCCGATTCCGACATTTTGAGAAGAATCAATTCTCATACTTTCAGCAGCAGATGTTCCTGTATGAAAAGCCAATGCCATACTATCATCATATTGAGTTTCAGTTAAAATCTTTATAACTGCTGCACCACTATAAGAATTTGTTTTATATCCTATTTCAGCTTGTGTTCTTGCACCATTAGTTGTATTAACACCTGTATTTGAAAATGTTAATCTTTGTCCTGATGTACTTCCACCTAAGTCTAACTTACTTGCGGGCGATGTGGTGCCGATTCCGACATTACCAGTAGTGTGAGCAATAGCTAATCTTACAGCATTACTTTGGCTTTGGTCTTCTACACCCCAAAAAGATGATGGAATATTTGAAATTGATGAACTTGCACCACCAACACCTGCATTCCAATTATATGAAGTTCCTCTACTATATCTAATTGTAGCACCATAACTTGCGTCACCTTGAAGTCTTAAAGAAACACCATTTCCATCTGAGCCATTTATGTGCATTAAATTTGTAGGTGTTGTAGTTCCTATGCCGACATTGCCTGATGAGTCTACTGTAACAAGTTCTCCTTCAGAATTTATATTTCCTGTAATATGGAACTTATTGTCAGTTCCGATGTTTGTTCCATAAGAATAACTTCCATTAGTAAACCAAATACCTGAACGAGTTGATGCAGTTGAAGCATATAATTTAATTATAGTTTCTCCTGAATCTACAATGTTTAACTTTGATTCAGGTGATGTAGTGCCGATACCAACTCTCCCATTGGCTCCTTTTATTCTCATAACGTGATTATTACTACCGTTATCATTGGCCATAAATGAAATATCTTGGTCAACTCCTGTATTTTGAATTACCAACAAACTCGTAGAAGTGTTTTGTAAATAAGAATGTGTAGCGTGTATCATTCTTAAATCATTATTAGCACCTACGGATAAACTTTTATTATCTGCTTGAAGTCTTGTGTTTTGATGAAATAAAGTTTGTGTTGAACTACCATCTAATGTTATGTAAGGTGTATTTCCACCACTACCATCATCACATCTAAATATTAAATCTCCATCATCTGCATATTGGTCAATATAAAAATTACCAGTAGAGTTTGTTAAGAAAGTATTAGTTCCATTGTGGAAGAACTGACCATCTCCAGCACCACCAACATCAACTGTTTTAGAATCAGGAACTCTTATACCTAAATTAGCATAAAGTCTTGCTTCACTTCCGTCTAACGTTAGATAAGCTGTTGTTCCACCTGAACCATCATCTGATTTTAAGATAATATCTTTGTCATCGGCCTGATTTTCAATTTCCATATCACCCGTGATGTTAACGAATTTAGCAGCTGTAGAACTATGATATAAAAGTATATTTCCTGATGCCCCGACTTTTAATGCCTGATTCCAATTAGGTAAGTGTACATTACCGATTTCACTTGAATCTATTTTTAATGCCGTAATCGTTGAACCACCATCATTTACATTGAAATGTAAGTCTTGGTCTTGAGTTATTGTTCTGATATAGTTTACATTACCTGCGTGATAAAGTTGTAAATCTTTACCAGTTCCTATTGATAATCTCGTGTTATCAAACACTTGGACATAATCTGTTCCACTTTCTTCAATTCTCAACATTAAAGTTCCACCAACATAATGGTCTACTACATCACTTTGTGATTCAGCTATATAAGTTCCACTTCCATCAGTACCGGATTGGTCAAAAATAAGTTTTCCTGTCGGTGGTAATCTTAATTCACCGAATGAACCAGTTGATGAATTTGCGTTTAAAGAACCTGTAAATTGATGTGTGTCTGAAGTAGAATCACCAAATATTGTGGAACCACTTGAAAAACTTTGTGTCATATAAGTTACTGATGAACTTACGATATAATTTTGTGCCGTTAAATCTCCTTCAACAACTAAATTTCCTTGAATTTCTGTTCTTGTTGGTGGTGTTAATAATAGGTCTCCAGTACCACCGTCTAATGTTATGTAAGGTGTTATTCCACCGGAACCATCATCACTACTAACTATAATATCTCTATCATCAGCAGTATTTTGTATGTATAAATGTCCAGTAGAGTTTTGTAAATAAGTATCTGCTGTATTATGAAAGAATTGTGCGTCTCCACTACTACCAACTTGTAATTGAACATTGTCTTGCATACGAAGTTGTTTGTTTGCTCTCATTTGACCTTCGTCACCACGAATCGATAAGTAAGTAGTTACTCCACCTGAACCATCGTCTGTTCTAAAGAAAATACTTTTGTCATCAATGGTGTTATCTATGTATAAATCACCAGTTCCGTATTGTTGTATAAAACTATGACTTCCATTGTGAAACAATCTTAAATCATTATTTGTTCCAAAGTATGCAACTGCACTATCTGGAAAATATATATCATCGTTAAATTGAGCAGGTTTATCAAATACTGTTCTTACTACACTTCCGTCTAATGTTAGATAAGCAGTTACTCCACCTGAACCATCATCACTTCTTAATATAATATCTTTATCGTCTGCTAATTGGTCAATGTATAAATCGTTAGTATTTTCTCTTAAAAAAGTATTTGTTCCGTTGTGGAATGCATTAAAATCTC